AATCTCGGAGAACTTAAGGACGTTGAGTATTTCAGAAAGAAACTATATAACTCCTTAAATCTTCCACCTTCACGTCTTACCGATGATAACAAAGGTTTTAATCTCGGCAAGACTACTGAGGTATTGAGAGACGAACTTAAGTTTACTAAGTTTATCGGCAGACTCCGCAAGCGTTTCTCCGCTTTATTCCATGACATCCTTAGAGATCAACTAGTCCTCAAAGGTATCATCACCCCAGAAGATTGGGATGATATGGAGGAGCACATCCAGTATGACTACCTCTTTGATAATCATTTCAACGAACTAAAAGAGTTGGAGATGATGACACAAAGAATTGGTATCGTCACTCAGATGGATCCTTTTGTCGGTAAATACTTCTCCAGCGAATATATCCGTAAAGAAATTCTTGGACAAACTGATCAAGAATATAAAGATATGGATAAGCAGATCAAGAAAGATATCAAAAATGGTATTGCTCTTGACCCTGCCATGATGAATCAGTTCGATGCTATGGAAAGAGAGAACACTGCTTTCCAACCAGAGATTGATTCAATGGAAGCGGATGCTGCTAACGAAAGAGAGATTGAAAAGATAAAAGCAGCACCCAAACCCCCTGCCGCGTCTTCAAAACCAAAGAGTGATAAATAATTAACACATTCGTTTTACTTATAATGGAAGATAATACTATCGAAGTGATTAATCACATTCAGAATAAGAATAGAGCTGCTGCTTTAGATCTAGTTTCTGACATGATGGATGCTGCTGCTTCTGAAGCAATCGATGCTTACAAAAAGGTTGTAGCTAACAGTTACTTTGACGAACCTGTAGAAACTCTAGAAACAGAACAATGAAACTTATCACAGAAAATATCGAAGAGGTGCAACTTATCGAGGAAGAATCTAATGGCGAGAAAAGTCTTTTTATCGAAGGCATTTTCTTACAGTCTGAGGTTAAGAATCGTAACGGTAGGATCTACCCCTTCGAAGTTCTCAACCGTGAGGTCGAGAGATACGTTAAAGAGTATGTAGATACTGGGCGCGCCTTAGGTGAGTTGGGACATCCCGATGGTCCTACTGTAAATCTAGATAGAGTTTCACATCTCATTACTTCTCTCAAGGTAGAAGGTAATGACTTCATCGGGAAAGCAAAGATTCTTACTCTTCAACCTCATGGTCAGATGGTAGAGAATCTATTAAAGCAGGGAGTAAAACTTGGTGTTTCTTCCAGAGGCATGGGTAGTCTAGATAAGCGTGAAGACGCTAATTATGTTTGTGACGATTTTATGCTTGCTACTGCTGCTGATATTGTAGCAGATCCTTCCGCTCCTAGTGCTTTTGTAAATGGCATTATGGAAGGAAAAGAATGGGTATGGGAAAATGGCGCTCTAAAAGAGAGTGACCTTGATAAATACCAAAGATACATTGCTAACGCGCCTAACAAGGTTCAGTTAGAAGAAAGAACTCTAGAGGCATTTAATGCCCTTATGGGTAGACTTTCGAAATAATCTTTTTGATAAATAATTCATAAGAATAATATTGTTTTTACCGCCAGAGGAACACTCAAATGTCAGATATGTTAAAGGAAAAGTTTGGGGAGCTTGTTAAGGAACAAGGAATTACTCTTAATGAGGGTGATCCCATGCCAACAGTTACAGCTTCTGTAATCCCAGGAACTGGTTCTGAACCTTCGAAGATTTCGGATGTTCAAACTTCTAAAGCAGGTGGTGCTGATCCTATGCCAAACCCAACGGTATCCCCTTCCGTTGCTCCTGGTCAATCTTCACCAACTGATTTAGGTGGAAGCACCTCTGCTCCACTTCATGATAATGATGAAGACGGAGAAGAGAATCCAGGTGCTAAAGCTGCCGCTCCTATCACTCCTATTTCCGGTGATCCACAACAGGCACCCACTAAAGATCCTGGTACTCCAAGAGGATCTATTGGAACCGAAGTTGCTTACGGAACTACAACTGGCCCTGCTGTAACATATCCAATCAAGCCTGCTTTCGAGCAACTAGATGTATCTTCTGACATCGCTGCTCTAATTGAAGGCACAGAACTTTCCGAAAGTTTTGCTGCTAAGGCAACAACAATCTTCGAAGCTGCTGTAAGAGTTAGACTAGAAGAAGAGTGGGCAAAACTAGAAGAAGCACACGCTAAAGCACTTACAGAAAAAGTTGATGAAGTAAAAGCAGAACTTCAAGAAGAAGTAAAGGGCACTGTTAACTACGCTGTCCAACAATGGATTGAAGAGAATCAAATCGCTGTAGATCGTGGCGTAAGAAACGAAATCACCACTGATTTTATTGCTGGTCTTAAGAACCTCTTCCAAGAGCACTACATCAATATCCCCGATGATAAAGAGGATATCGTTGAGGAACTCGCTGAAACTAATCGTGAAATGGAAACCCGTCTCAATGAACAAATTGAGCGTAATGTGAAAACTGTCGAGACTGTCAACGAACTTCATAGAGAACTTGCTTTACTCAAGTTGTCCGAAGGTCTTGCTGACACTCAAAAAGACAAACTCGCTTCCCTAGCTCAGGGAGTAACTTTCGAGTCTGTTGAGAAGTACACCGAAGCAGTTAAGACTCTCCGTGAGTCGTATTTCCCTGCCACTGGTGCTCCTCAGATTAGAGAAGAGACGAGCGAGGACGCTGCCGAACAGTTCGTGCCTAGCACCAACCCAATCATGGATGCCTATGTAAGAGGTATTTCCAAGTTCGGTAAGTGATATATTATACTAAATAATCTTACACCAATAACAAACAATTAGAGGTTAAAAATGTTCAACGCAACCCAACTTCAGGAGAAGTGGGCACCCGTCTTGAATCATGCTGATGCTCCTAGCATCAAGGATAATTACAAGAAGGCTGTTACCGCTGTCATCCTAGAAAACCAAGAGAGAGCAATGAGAGGCAATGGTGCCCCTACTATGCTTTCTGAGGCTGAGCAAACTGTAGGTGCTATTGGTCCTAATGCCCTTTCGGGTAATGGTCTAAACACCGACACTGGTGGACTTGCTGGTTTCGATCCTATCATGATCAGCCTTGTCCGTCGTGCTATGCCTAACCTCATGGCATACGACATCTGTGGTGTCCAGCCAATGAGCGGTCCTACTGGACTAATCTTCGCTATGAAGAGCCACTATCAAGATTCCGGAAGCACAGGTGCTGGTCGTGACGGACGTGAAGCTCTCGGACTCACCGAACCAGATACCAACTTCAGCTCGAACTCTGCTGGTCCTGGTGCTTACGATCCTGCTGCTGACCCCGTAGATCCTCTCGGTGATGCTTATCAGGGTGCTGGTGCCGATCCTACCGATGCCGGTTACGAGGTTGGTGGTGTTAACTCTGCCCAAGCACCGCTCGCTCGTGGCATTGCCCGTGAAGATGCTGAACTACTAGGTTCTGGTGCTGGTCTCCTATTCAACGAGATGAGCTTCAGCATCGAGAAGACTGCTGTTACTGCTAGAACCAGAGCACTCCGCTCCGAGTACACCTTGGAACTCGCTCAGGACCTCAAGGCAGTTCATGGTCTTGATGCCGAGCAAGAACTCGCTAACATCCTTTCCAGTGAGATCCTTGCTGAAATCAACCGTGAGGTTGTTCGTAGAGTCTACAGCGTTGCTGAAGTCGGTGCTCAGAACAACGTAGCAACTGCTGGTACTTTCGACCTTGACGTTGACTCTAACGGTCGTTGGTCTGTTGAGAAGTTCAAAGGACTTCTATTCCAGATCGAGCGTGACGCTAACGCTATTGCTCAGAAGACCCGTAGAGGCAAAGGTAACTTCCTCATCTGTTCTGCTGACGTTGCTTCTGCTCTCGCCATGGCAGGCGTACTTGACTACTCCTCCGGTCTAACCGGTGCTGGTGGTCCTTCCATCGGTGAAGTCGATGACACTGGTAACCTCGCTGTTGGTACTATCAACGGTCGTATCAAGGTCTTCGTTGATCCTTACTCTGCTAACCTAAGCGAGAACCACTACTACTGTATGGGTTATAAGGGTTCCAGCCCCTATGATGCTGGTCTCTTCTACTGCCCATACGTTCCCCTCCAGATGCTAAGATCTATTGATCCTAACACCTTCCAGCCTAAGATTGGATTTAAGACTCGTTACGGCATGGTATCCAACCCATTCGTTCGTGTTACTGCCAATCCTAACGCTGCTCCTGACGGCGAGACTCTAACCGCTAACGTCAACCAGTATTACAGAAAGGTTCGTGTAACCAACCTCATGTGATCACTGTTCACACCAAGACCCCTTCGGGGGTCTTTTTTTATGCAGATAAATAATAGTAGCTTGGGAAGTTGACATGCCCGCCGAATGGATTGGAAAACAATTAGAGAATAGAAATTATCTAAGTCCTATTGGATTCCAGTTAAATCTGGAATTGTTTAAAGGTGTAGATTTCCTATGCCAACGAGCAAATCTTCCTGACATTCAAATGCCAGTAACGGAAGTTCCAACTCGTTTTAGAACTTATCCGGTAGTTCCTGGTGGCGGAGTTACATTTAGTGATCTATCTGTTCAGTTTATTATTGACGAGGAGATGATCAACTATAAGTCTATACATGATTGGATCATTGATAACGGCAATGCCGAACAAATGGAAACCACATCAGAATACCCAAGGTATTCAAATGGACAGTTGCTCATCCTCACGTCCAACTTCAACACAAATCATATTATTGATTATGAAAATCTTTTTCCTTACTCATTGACATCTATTCAATTTGATGCCAGCGATACCTCACAAGAATACTTTACTGCTACGGCATCGTTTAAATTCACCCGCTATACTATTAGAGACAAGAATTTTAGAGAATGAACCTAAACAATATTATT